CCGATGGTCCAATGCACATCATCACTCTCCAATCTTGTTCGAGTCCAGCTATAACAGTGATAGGGCACTCTGTTCTGCCCGTAATCCTCAACGGTGGCTTCGCGGACGGCGCCTAGCAGTTCCAGCCAACGATGGGCCACATGATGGTTGTCATGGCTCCAGCATTCCGCTCTCACGCATCCCGCGCTCATCAGGATTGGCATTACCGTCCTGTTGATGTGGCGGGTTACGCTGAGTGCCACTTTCGGCCACCTGTCCGTTGCGAACATCCAGACGCTGGCCACCCGTGGCCTGACTTCCGATGCTCCCCAGGTAGCGACAGGGACCGCCCCACAACGCGCAACAAACTTCAAGCCGTTTCCAGCTACAGTTGCCACTGCCAGCGTTTCCGGCGTCCTTGCATTCGTCACGGGCCATATTTCTTCCGCATCCAGTTCACGCATATTCCGCGCAATCTCAACAACATCAGGATAGCGGGCATCGATAATATTAACCGAACTCATTATAATCACTGATTATAACGGGCTGGCCCCCAGGCTGGCGCCCTGTTTGTGCCATCATGGCGTAATCACTTGCATCGCCGTCGCGTAATCCTATAGCCGCATAGCGCATGGCGTCGGCAGAATGGGAACTCGAATCGTGGTTGGGTTTTTCCCGCCACGTCTGGTTTTTATCATTCCACTGCCTGTGGTAATGCCGCAAATACTTCAGCCCCAACGCGCAGTTTTGGCGGTCAAAATGAAGGGTAGGGAGCAAGGCCCTTACCGCTTCGATCCCGTCTTGAAGAGATAACTTGGCGACAATGGTCGGGCGTACCCCAAGGCCCTGGAGCATTTCGTAACGACTGCTGCCACTGCCCAACTCACGCACAAGCACATCATGAGGAAAATAATGATCACCATAGACATAAGGTTGAGCGCGAAGGTGGCCAATGTAGTGATGCAATCCTTCGCCGCTGCTTTCATAATAATCAATAATCCTGTGTCCAACTTCCCCGCGTATGGACTGCCCGAACCATATGGCCGTACTGTCCCGCATTCCCAGATCAAAAGCGGTCCAGACGGGCGCGTTCGGCTCCCAGGGAACCGATCCGATCTGGCTCTGCAATTCCATTCTGTCCAGTGTCTTGGCGTAGTAGGCGCCCACAAGGGCTGCTGACCAGGAACATTCAAATTCCTGTTCAAACTGGCTCTCATCCATCGTATCCCGTGCGGCCTTCAGTTCTTTCTCAGGAATAATCTCTGTCTGGCTGGCAGGGAAGCGCATGGCAAACCACTCGTTATCGCCGTCTTCCATATTGCGAATGGCCGTATCGTAGATCGTTCTAAATTGGTTGTCGCCTCTGGGTGTCCCGATCCACAAACATTTGCCGGTGCCAAAATCAGAAAGCGCGGGTCTTACAATCTCAGGAAACAGCCGCGCATTCATGTCCGCATATTCATCCAATACGGCAGCATCAAGGCGTAACCCCCTAAGAGCATCGGGATTTTCCGATCCCAGCAGCCATATCCGCTTGCCGTCAGGCAGATCGCATCTTAGTTCGGCCTCGTTAAACTTAACCCCTGGTATAACCCCCGCATATTCCCGCAACATAATCCAGGCTATCCGCTTTGCCGCCGAATATGTGGGCGCCACATAAGCCCCCTGGGCGTTCTTGCGGTCACAGGTAAGGATTTCACGCAATAACCAGTTGATGGCCATCACCGTCTTGCCAAAACGCCTGTGACACACCGCCACGTTGAACCGTCGGCATTGTTCATGAAACGTCTGCTGCAACGGCCTGGGCGTATAGGGGATGATTACTCTATTCGGCTGCGCCACTTGACCCACCATTAGGCAAGTAAACCTCTACATAACTTTTACATTCGGGGCATGACAGATTAGTGACTATCATAAAATCTTCGTTGTCCTCATCATCGTGATCCCCTCCCCAAATCAATGGGGTTTGGCAATGCCAGCAATTCATGCGTCACCTTGCAAAAACATCAGTAAGCACACTCTCCAGCCATCATGACTGGAAACCCTGTGCCGGTTCTCTGCCTGTGTATCCCACATCCATAACTCCCCAGGCTTCTGGTCCGGCACAAAATCATGAAACTGTAAAATCCCCCCCACCGCATCGGCAGGGCGCTCTGTCAGCAAAACGGATACCGACACCGCGCACCACGGCATATGCGGCCCGTTATCCAAATGCCAGTCATGGCCTTCCTTGCGGCACTCCACCCTGACATACGAAGGCTCCCGATGCGTGATATCAAACCTCGCAAGCACGGCATCAATAACCGGCTCCACAAGCGGGTCATCAAACCCCCTATACCCAACCTCTTTCGCCAGCAAAGCGCACTGTGTGGCGTCCAGAACGTCAGGGACAACAACTCTAGCCAATCAGCTTGCCATTAAGATACCGCCCACCAACGGACCTCTGAGCCTCTCTCTGAACCTCTGGGGCCGGTTCCTGAACAAAAGCCTCATTAACATCAGGCGTTTTAGGATCATCAGCCATAAACGTCCCGTCATCCTTCTTGGCCCTGGCCCTACGCCTTGCCGGTTCCTTCTTGGTCGATACCTTCTTCGCTGGTGCTTTAGCCATATCAAACTCTCCCGTAAAATTGCGATGGCCCCTCATGCCAGGGACAAAACAGATACCAGCAACAATTATCCTTGCCAGTATGCGGACTGTCTGCAATCCACCTCAGACGCCCTATAGACACCACAGACGCACACAACCGCATATACCCAGACGATTGCCTGGTATGTGCCCAATCCGCGTCTATGAGCAACCACGCCTGTCGCTGCAAATACATCAAATGGTCAATAATGCTGTGTAAATCCGGCCTGTTCCAAGGCGGGTTGGTAATAAATATATCCGCATCCACATCAAGCAAACGTCGGCAGTCAACCCCCGCCCTTACCTTCGGATGATACCCGTGATCCTCAATATCACTGGCACCCGCACAAACATGGCCAAACCTCTCCAAATGATCGATTAACTGGCCATCGCCAGCGCAAGGCTCATAAAACCTTGTGCCAATCATCAAATGATCAAGAAGCGGTAAAACCCCCGCTTCCGGCGTAGGATAAAAGTCCTTAACCCGCCGATCAAAAACACTGCGTTTTCCCACAATGTTTCTCCAACTGTAGTGAGATACGGGTTGTGGTCCCATCCAACTGTCTGCGCGTCGGTGCCAGCGGGGGTACCCCTGGTCAACGACCCCCTGCCGTCAAAATATAAGAGTAACCCAATAATTTATGACAACGGCGACGACAACCTAGGATTGCCGCGCCTTTTGACTTTTATAGATTGAATGATTGCGATCGATCGATGCTATTGATTGTGATTAACCAGGGCATTTAAACAGGGCGACGTTCGCGGCCGCGAAAAGAGTGATACATGGTGGCGAACTATCCATTCCCAACATCCCAAAATAATTTATCTTTTTTCGCTCTTAATGTTTGACACCATTTATATATGTATATACAACAGTATTCATAGGGCGATTGTGCCCACTAGAAATAAGGAAACAAAACAATGTTAGATTTAATAATCGGAATTTCCCTTGTTGTTGGTCCCGTCTTATTTCCCTGGCTATTAATCAAGGCCTTGGAAATTGTTACCGATGCGACGGTGTAACAATGGAAAACAGAATAAACACAGCAAGCGACATTCTCTATCGTTGGGCTTGCGATCTTATCCCAACCAATGACGCCAAGGAACAATGTAAGCGCCTTGCAGGTTTCGACGTTGATTTTCGTCAACCTGATATTGGCGCTTATGTTCATGCTTTTGATATTGCTTCCGGCAATTTCGTCGAAATTCACTTTTAAGAGGGAAACCGAACAATGGATATTTTTATCACAATTTACCTAGTCTTTTTATTCCTGGCCATTTGGGGCGCTTTCGGCGCTGTCATTTACTTTGGAATAAAGGCGTCGCTGTCATGAACAAATACAAACTCAAAACATATTGCTTAAACATCACACCACACCGCGAAACGTGTGAAACTGTTTACGCTAAAACCGCCGTTGATGCCATTCGCACTGTTCCATTCTGGAAGGGCGCCATTGGATTTGTTGTTGATATAGAAACTAATGGTGAAATTAAAGCACATACACAAGACGGCAACGGTTGCAATGGGGCTTATGCTGAAATCATAAATTGATTATATCGCAAGGCGCGTCGTTTCGGCGCGTCTAACGATGTAATTAGCATCAACCAAGGGCAATTGTGCCCGCCTAAAAAAGGAAAATATAATGTATTTCTATTTAAACCCGAAATCCGCAAACAAAAAGACCGGCAAAATGCCTGTTTCCACAAGTGATCGTAACACTTGTCCCGATTCTTGCCCTTTCAAGAACAATGGATGCTATGCGGAAGGTTACCCGTTAAAAGGGCGTTGGGATGAAGTAACAGACGGCAAACGTGGCGGGTTGTTTTCCGATTTCGTTAACCAGGTTTCCGCATTGCCCGCCAATATCCTATGGCGCCACAATCAAGCGGGCGATTTACCAGGCGACGGTAAAAATATAGATCGTGGCGGGCTTTTAGCACTTGCTGGCGCGAACGCCGGAAAGCGTGGGTTTACGTTTTCCCATTACGACGTAGAAACAAACAAACATAATCGCGCCGCTATTGCTACGGCGAACGCCAAAGGCTTTACAATTAATTTATCTGCTAACAATTTAGATCATGCGGACAAATTAACGGACCTGGACATTGGTCCCGTCGCGACGGTTTTACCTATCGAATACGAGCGCCAAAGCAAAAAGGGCGTTTGGCAAGAAACGATGCATGAATATCGCGAACGCCTTAAAACATTGCCGGAAACGACGCCTGATAAAAACAAATTTGCCGTATGTCCGGCGACGTATCGTGACGACGTAACTTGTAAAACGTGCGGACTATGTCAAAAGCAATCGCGCAAAGTTATTGTGGGCTTTCCAGCACATGGTAACAGCAAGAAAAAAGCAAGCGCCGTCGCTTCATAAACGCGCTCACATTGCGATTGATCGCCATTGGCGGGATTCCCCAGGGATTGCCCGCTTTTGGTGTTAGTAGGGCAATGGTGCCCATGTGAGAGGATACGAAATGAAAATTATAGAAATACAGCCTGAAACAATAGAAGCATTCCGGCGCCAATGGCCATGTAGCGGATTGCATGACGTTAATCACATTGTCGCAGCATTTGCAGAAAATGGCGATTTAGTAGACTATGATTGTTGCGACGAATTAAGCAATCCCATAACTAACACCTGGGAAGAGTCCGGCGCTTTACCGGCGTTATTAGACGACGCAAAACAAAACGCCGAAATTATACCAATGCCCGCCGGAACAATAGGCCCAATTTGGAAATATTAAATTATGACACCCGATGAATTAAAAAGCATTCGCTATGCCTTGGGCCTAACGGTTCGGGGCTTGGCCGATGCATTGTCAGAACCTGGGCATAAACCCGTAAACCCGCGAACGGTTAGACGTTGGGAAACCGGCGAACAAGATATACAAAGCCCCGTTGCCGTCGCTTTGCGTTTACTTTTGCGCGAAAAAAAGCGCGAAAATTGAATAAATTTGGACTAGTGGGCTAATCGCGGATCACTAGTTCCTTTTTCCTGGGTTGCGTTTTCGCCAGCGTTTGGCGTTTCGTTTTCCCAGCCGATTATCATAGGTCCGCTATGTGTAACTTCGCTTTTCTGAATTGGTTGAAAATCTTTAAGCAATTTTTCCGCTTCCCAGCGACTATGTGCCAAGCATTCTTTTGCCCGCAAAATGTCGTCACGGCTAATCGCCGACTCAAGCGCCAGCTTATCCGTTTCCAGGCGGGCAAGTATGCCGTCGCGCCTTGCCTCGTTGACCATTGCCCGCAATTCGGGGTCTTGACGTTTCCATATGCGGACGTTCGTCGGATGTACATCCAGTTCCGCACACAACTCGTTTTCATACCGCCCAGCCTCAAGCCCAAGCAGCAATTTATCGATTAATTTTTGATTACGTTTCGTTGGACGGCCCATCGCCTACACCTCAAAAGGAAAGTGGCTGGTTTTTACGCCAGCCACCTTAAAGACCAAAACAAAGGCATTGGCGGGACAATCCCACCATATTTAATTTAGCCTAATCGGAGTCGCTTTGTAAACTAGGGCATTTCATTGATAATTACATTTTATAGTAGTTTTTTAGCCCTTCTAGCACTAAACGTAGTGTTTCAACGGTTGCTTTTCCTGTTTTCCAGGTACTAATCGGGTTGGAATTTCCGATTGAATGCTCTGCCAGCGACGCCAGCGGATAGCCTAAATGCTTAAGGGCTAATCGCACCTCGCGCTTGGCCCTGGTCACCACTTCCAGCATTTCAATGTTTTGCGTCGCCGGTATGTGGCCAAAGCGCACCGTGGCATACACCTCAACCAGCATAGCCTTGCGGAACACTTCGGCAAATCGCTGGCCAGCTTGGTATTGAGAGCCGTCAATCAAGTCCCGCCGACGCAAGGTTTCAATGGGATCGATAGTGGTATTGCGGGCACGTTTCATGCCAGCAATCATCGTTTCCTCAAGGATATAATCGCCGTGACTTTTGGCTTCCGGCGTCCCTAAATCGCTGTGTGGCGCCTTCAGCTTTTTCTTACGCCGGACCATCAAAACGGAATATCGTCACCAAGGTCATCGTCAATGTTGTCTGGCTTGTCATCAGGTAAAGGGCTAACCGTCGCGTCCTTTGTGACCTTCCAAGCCTTCACATCCGTGTACCATCGCCCGTTGTACTCGCGGCTTTCGAGGTCAATGCCAACGTCAACAACGTGCCCTGCCTTGATAGCAAACTCGTCAATTTTGTCGTTCCAGGCCATGAAACAAACCTTCTTCGGATATTGGCCGTCGGTTTCCAGAACGTACTCTTGCTTTCGCCACGGCCCTTTAGCTGATTCGCCAGACTGTTCGTCAATCACCTGGATGATTTTCCCTTGCAAATTCATGTTGTTAGCCCTTTCTTGACATTATCTTTCGTTGTTTTGATGCTTCCGCACGACGCGCAGATCGGTTGTTTATTTCCATCGCTCCTTCAAAATCTTCGTCTAAATCATTAAGCCCTTGATTGTTTGGAAGTAACCTCTTGCTATGGGTGTTTCGCGAAAAATCAGGTGTACGTGTATGCGTTGATCGCAATTTTTTACCCATTAACCTTTCCTAATCGCCTGATTAATAACGGATTGCGTTCTGTCCGGCGTCAGCTTCTTTTCCAACGCCGCCTTGATTTTGGCGCGATTATTACGCCAATCGATTTCCTCTTTCAGTTCATGCCAGGATGGCCACCACATGGACTGATCCGGCCACTTGCTGAGAACCTCATGCACGATGTCGGCAGGGTATTGCTCCAGGCGCGAACCGTAAGCCTCAACGGCCAGATCCAGCGTGATCTGATCGTCCTTCTTGCGCTTGGTCAGGCTGAATACTTCGGCAATCAGCATTCCCAACGCCTTGGCTGGCATCGGCTGGCTGGCGGCATCGATAGCTGCAATGGCCGCATTGATGTCATCAACGGGGCAGGGGCCGTCGATGGTGTAAGCGACCACGTTAAAATCCCTGTCAACCACTGCGTCTAGCGACGAAACCACTGACTGCGGCAGCGATGCTTGCAGATTGTGTTC